CGATGAGATTTGATAATGGATGTAGAATTCTAGCTAAGACCACAACTAAAACATCAGGTATTGGTTTTACTATTCACTTCCTTTATATGGATGAGTTTGCTCACATTAATGCTAACTTTATTGAAGCATTCTTTAGATCAACATATCCAACCGTATCATCATCAAAGGTATCTAGAATAATCATAACATCCACTCCGAATGGAATGAATAAATTCTATGAGATTTACCAGGGTGCTCTCACTGGAGAAAATAGTTTCAATCCAATAAGGGTTGATTGGTGGCAAGTTCCGGGAAGAGATGAAGCTTGGAAACAAAAAGAAATAGGTAACCTTGGAAGCGAGGAACTATTTAACCAGGAATACGGTAACCAATTTCTAAGCTCTTCGTCTCTACTTTTAGGTTCAAATGAGCTTAAAAAAATTAAGTCTAATGAAGTTGAATATGAGTGGAGAGAGATAGCTTGCTTACATTATGAGGAAAGTCTTAATTACGAAAAACTTCTATGGCATCCTAAGTTTAACTTAGATAACGCAAACTCCCCTGGGAAGAAGTTCGTTTTTTCTGTTGATATAAGCGCAGGAATAAAAGGTGACTTTACTGTTGTTAATATATTTAAGGTTACCACCTTACCCAAAAAGGTTATAGAATCAATTGTGGAATTTGATGACGAATCAGATTTTTTTGGACTTGTGCAGGTTGGAGTTTTTAGAGATAACGAGATAAAATTAGAAGAGCTAGTTAAGCTATTAAGAGGATTAGTAAAAGTTGTAAGCATAGATAGAACTAAATTAGCTATTGAGATGAATTTCAAGGGTGAATTGCTTTATGAAAAACTAATGACTGATGATGATTATTATGATGAGATGTTTTTATTTACAAAACACTCAGAGTCTGCTCGGATTCTAAAACCAGGTATTAAATACAATGAAAAAAACAAGATGAAGTACTGTGAACTTCTTAGAAGTTTAATAAGGGAGGGTAAAATATTAGTAAATGATAAGAAATGGACGATTCCTGAGCTTTTCACATTCGGTCTTAATAACAGAGGAACATATTCTAGCCAGACCGGACATGATGACGTAGCAATGACTTTAGTGAATCTACCGGGTCTTTTTGATGGATATGATTTCAACCAAATGGTCGGTGATGTCTTTGATGAACTTGACAATGAATACAAACAACTAATAACAGCAAAGCTCGAAGCTGGGATTGCAACAGAAAATGATGAATACGGATACGGAAACAAAGGTCCTTTGACTAAAGATGGAAGAAGCTATGGAGATTTCAATAAATTGCTCTGAAGATTCAATTGATCTAATATTCTACTTTCTATTTCGATATATAGTAAAGAAGCAAAAAATATCTTAAAAAATAATGGCAAATAAGGTTAAAATAGATTATTCACAGTTTAAAGCCTCAGGGGTTTATACTCTTGAATTCGACGCGTCACAAAGCGTTATCCTAACATCTCAAACGATTAGATTGGTTGTGGGTTTCTCTAATAAGGGACCTTTCAATACTCCTGTATACATTCCTGATCCTACTACTATGATCTCCGTGTTTGGAGACATTGATAGATCCTTAGAAAATAAGGGGTCTTTCTTCCACCGATCGATATTAACCTGTTTAAATACAGGACCGGTTTTCGGTTTAAATTTATTGAAGCTTAATAATGACACAGATACTGGAAGTGCAGATGAGGTTACATATAGAGCATACTCTCTTGATACCGAGCAATATAACGGAGTGGTAACTTCTGAGTTATACTCATCTTACTATAATAAAGAAAGATTCTGGTACGCAGATACAAAATATTTCTTAGCTACATTAAGTACACCTGACACAGGAAAGCTATTTGCTTTAACTAACTTGGGTAAAACCCCTATCAGTATTATTACTAGAAAGTCTACTGACTCATCTAAACCTTTAAAAGGTTATGATATTTTTGCACTAGATTGGTATGGAGCTAATAACGTTCCTACTTTCATGCACCCTTACGACTATTTGTCGGATTATTTCATCGATGTAATAGCAGTATCTGGAGATTGGACAAATTATGCAGCTTTATCTTTAGATCCAAAATGGTCTAGCTACTTTACTAATAACGGATTCATAAAAAGCCAAATTGATTCATTCCTTAGCCAACAGGATGTTAATATAGTTACCTCAGTAACAGGATGTATAATTCCAGACTTCGTGGATCTTAATGGTGTTAATCAATACATCCAAACCTTAGTAAATTCTAATTCGCCAGCAACAGGTTTATTCTGTGCTATTGACGAAGAAGCATTTGATAATATTTGTACTAATCCATACACAATAGATTTAGTAGGTAATCACCTTATTGATGAATTATCAGGGGATAGGGATTTAGCTAATCCTACAATTAACTTCCTAAGTTATGACCAGGCATTAGTTGCAGATTACCTTTACACACAAAATGTAATAGGTGTTACCGGAGCTACTGGATTTGTTGGCCCTACTGGCTCTATTGGAAATACCACTGGTATGAACACTGGTACTTTATTCGCAATCAACGCAGGTACAACAGCAGGAGTTGTTTACCAAGCTTTTGCCCCTTACGATTCTTCTGCTTATGACGCGGGATTACATTATCTCCAAACATCAGGAACAGGTGGAACTGCGGGTTATTTATTAAATGCAACACAGAAGAATGAGCTAAAATCTTTCTTAACTGTTAACTCTTCGGATGACCAGAAATACATAATGGGTATAGTTGAAGGTATCTCCGGTGCAACTGGAGCATTAATCAACCAATTCTCTTTACATGATTTGGTTAAACTTAAAGTTACTGGAACTAAAGACGTTAATAACGAGCTTAGAATATTCTTTAGCCATCCATTAGATACAGCTTACTATAGAGCTCAAGGTATAACAGTATCCCCTGTTTATGAGGTAACCTCATATAATACAGGAGCTTCAGGAAGTGATAAACCTTTTTACACTAGCGCTTATCAATTCGGTAACTCTGATTACTTAGATAGAGTTGCTAATGTTCCTACACCTAATGGGGTAACTGGTCCTAATGCTGCTAACGGAACATCAACTGTTCTTCAAGCTTATAACGCATCTTCACTGTATCAGAATGTTAAATATACCGAAATAATGGACGGGGATATTATTTGGCTAAACTCTGCGGGAACAAGCGTAAATTATCTTGCTTTTGAAAACACAGTAGATAGGGATCAATTCAACTACGTTAACACAAGATCCCACACAAACGTTTCTTTAGCTGGTAATACTATAAATAACATAGCATTATTCGCTGCAACATATGCTTCTGATAATATTGGTACTGCGGTATCATCGCAAAAATTCGATATAATTTCTCAAGAGGGATCGATTAATGAATTCGTAGATTGTACTAGAATAGACACAACATCATTCTACATAACAGAAGATGCAAACGGAAACGTACCTATGTCGGTTGGAGATTTGGTAGTATGTACTGACCTTGACATCTGCGTACCCGAAACAGGAAATCAACAAAGTAGATTAGCTAAGATCACTAAAGTTGCTTCGACAACTACATCAGGAACCTATAAAGCAACATGTGCTAGACCAGTTCTTTATTATTCAGGAAATGGTAATATGTCAAGAGTTCAGAAATTCTCATCAATAGCTCAATTTACAAGATCTTTTGATTTTACTTATCTCTCTGGATTTACCATGAAAGAATCGCATAGACCTAACGGAACTGATGCTAGAGTTTCTACCATACTAGATGTTATGTATGATACAAATATTGCTCAGACATTAGCTTCTAGGGACGTTATATCATTCAGATACGTAGTAGATACATTCTCTGGACAAATTCTACCTAACTCTAAATACCAGTTAAGTAGATTGGCAATGATAAGACAGCAATCGCTTGCTCTTATTAACGCACCTTCTATGGCTCAGTTTCAAAAGAGTACAGATCCTAGATTTACTAACGCACCTACAGCTGTTAATCCTTATCCAAGTTTAAATACTTCTTATATAGTTGACGGGGGTAACTTATCTCTAAATCCTTCTTATACTTTCAGTTTACCTAGTGAAGCAGAAGGATCTAAATTTGCTGCATTCTACGCTCCTTATATTACTATCAGGGAATCTAATAGAAATATAGACGTACCACCAGCTGCTATGGTATCTAATAACTTTGTTAGAAAATTTGCTACAGGAGAACCTTATGCAATTATCGCAGGTCAAAAAAGAGGTATACTAAGCGGAGGCGGTAATATCGTAGGTGTTGAATATGACTTTACCGATGAGGACAGAGGAAATCTTGAACCATTCGGTATTAACCCGATCATCAAGAGAAGAGGGATTGGGGTAGTTATCTTTGGTAACCAAACTGCTTATCAACAAGTTAACTCTGCATTCAACTTAGTTCACGTAAGAGACCTTTTAATAAGTATCGAAACAGACGTTCAGTCAATTCTTTCTAACTACCTATTTGATTTCAATGACGATTCAATTAGACTTGAAATTAAAACATTGGTTGATAACTACCTAGATGGAGTTAGAGCAGGTGGTGGGATATACAACTACCAAACTGTTATGGATGCTTCTAATAACACTCCAGCAATCATTGATATGAATATGGGAATCATAGACGTTATCATCGAACCTGCTAGAGGTATACAGAAGTTCATAAATAGAATTACTGTTACCAGAACAGGTGGTATAGCAGCGGGGGGCTTTATTCAATTCGTATAATGCGAATTGGAGCCTTTTAGGCAACTAAGATAAATATAAACTGAATATGGCAGGACTATCACATTATCAAAATTCATTATCAGCAATAAACAAATACGAACCTGTTTATCTGAACCAGTTTGAGGTTACTGTTATACCTCCTTCTGCTGTTGCGGGCGGAGAGATACTTCTTCAGCACGTGTCAAAGGTTGGTGGACTTACCTTAGATAAAAATCCAGGTCTAGTTACACAAAAATACAAGTTTGCTAAAAGGAATTATGCTGGGGCTAAACCTGATAATACCTATCTGGATTTAAGTTTAAGCTTCACGGTCAACTTAAATGACGACAACTCAATGTATGTTTTTAAAACATTAAGACAGTGGAGTGATTTGATCTATAATCCATTAACAGGAGCAATGGGTCTTAAGAATGACTATACTGGTACTATCGTAGTTTCTATCTTTAATAAACAAGGGGACGTTTTTAGAAGAATAACATGCAGAGATTGCTATCCAACTAAGGCAATAAGTGAAATGAATCTTAATTACACATCAACTGACATATTTAAAGTAGATGATATGACTTGGGCAGTTGATTACTGGGATGATTTATTCTTATAAAAAAATAAAAAAATAAATGGCAGGTTTACCACATTATACAAACTCTAAAGCCGCGATAAACAACTACGAACCGGTATATCTTAACCAATTTGAGGTTTTGATCACTCCACCATCGGGAATAGTAGATGCTAACACGACTTTTAAAGGGGAATCAATTTTAGCTCAGCAGGTCAAATCTATAACTGGTTTGGCCGTAGATATTTTAGCAAACGGAAACGTTGAACAAACTTATAAGTTTGCTCAAAGAAGATATGCTGCAGGTGAGCCTACTACCAGTGATATGGCATTAAGCATGGAATTTGAGGTTAACTTAAATGACGTAAATTCAATGAGTGTTTATAAGATACTTAGACAATGGAGCGATTTGATCTATAACCCACTAACCGGTGCGATGGGTATTAAAAGCGATTATGTTGGTTCTATGGTTATCTCAATATTTAATAAAAGAGGGGATGTTTTTAGAAGAATTAGAATACCTTCTTGCTTTATTAGTACTGCCATTAATGATATGCAGTTAGATTACGAAAATCCAGCTATCTACACTGTATCCACATCATGGATATGTGATTACTGGGAAGATCTATTCATTTAAACAAATAACACTAATTAAATATGAAAGGAGACAAATTAAATTGTCTCCTTTTTTGTTTTTTGTTATATAATAAGAAAAACGATTAAATAATGGATAATAATATTTCACCAGAAGAGATTCTTAAGAGAAAGGAAATTGCGGGAGGTATAGAATATGATGATCCCCAGCCTGTTGCAAAGGAAACCAATGTGGTGTCACAGGTACAGGATCTATCCGCTAGAACTGAACAAATTC